TGCCATTTAGCACAGGCACTACAAATTTATTGCCAGCATTTAATATGCAGTTAAATTATTACCAGCAACCACAGGGTTATAGTTTTATTCAGTTTGCTAAAACTGCAGCCGATCAAAATTTTAGGCGCGTAGTCCCATCAGGCACAGCTACAGGCGAGGATACAAAGACAGCCACCTACGTCAATACAGCAAGCGTTCGCCAAAGTGCCATGATCTTGGCCGTGGATATTTGGCAAGCGCGGCAGGTATCCCAGACAGGCGGCGTAGGACTCGATGGCTTTAGCCCTAGCCCTTACCGCATGGGCAACAGCATGATAGGCAAAATAAGAGGCTTACTAGCCCCGTACATCTCACCGAATAGCATGGTGGGATAAATGCCTACGGCGGCTATTACAACCTTGCGTAGCACCATCGCAACGGCTTTAACCAATAACGGCGTATGGTCGGTATTCGCATACCCACCTGCAACTATCCTGGCTAACAGCTGCGTGGTAATCCCAGCCGATCCATATTTAACGCCAAGCAATAACAGCTATATAACTATCTCGCCTATGGCTAATTTTAAGATTCTGCTAACTGTGCCAATGTTCGATAACCAGGGCAACCTGCAGGGCATCGAGGATTTTATCGTTGCGGCTTACACAAAACTAGCTGCATCCAATCTTGTATTTAATATAACCAGCGTAAGCGCGCCCGGTGTATTAAATGCTGATAGCGGTGACTTGCTTACCGCCGAATTTAATATATCCATACTAACGAGCTGGAGTTAAACCATGTCATACACAGATGAGGATATTGCCTTTTTAATTAAAATTGGGCAGATCACCGAAGCACCACCAGTAAAAGAAACAAAAACAAAAGCACCCGTAACCGAGCAGATCGAGGAATAAACAAATGGCCGTATATTTAAATAATACAGTCGTTGTAACTCTTAACTCAGTAGTTCTTACTGACCATGTTACATCGGCAACAATTAACCGCGTGTTCGATGAACTCGAAGTAACTGCTATGGGCGATACAGCTCATAAGTTCGTTAAGGGTTTAGAGGCAAGCACTATTACTTTAGATTTCCTAAGCGATACAGCTGCTGCGAACGTAAACGCAACCCTTCAGGCTGCATGGGGTACAACAGTACCTCTTACGTTGAAGCAGACAAGCGCAGTGGTATCAGCTACTAATCCGCTATACAGCACAACAATCCTAGTTAATAACACTACAGATATTAACGGCGCAGTAGCAGACATCGCTACACAATCAATTACATTTACTTGTAATTCACCAATCGTAATTACCACTTCCTGATAAAAAGAATAGGGGCTAACAGATGGCTAAGTTAAAGATCACAAAGGCTGATGGTTCAATATCTGATCACCAGATAACTCCATCGATCGAGTACGCGTTCGAGTTATATGCTAAAAAAGGTTTTCATAAAGCCTTTAGAGATGACGAGAAGCAGTCAGATGTTTATTGGTTGGCGTGGGAGTGTTTAAGAGCTGCAGGCGAAACCGTGCCAATGTTCGGCGCAGAGTTCTTAAAGAGTCTTAAAAAGGTAGAAGTTTTAGACGATGACCCGGAAGCGTAGGGCGTGACTCGTTTACTTACTTGATCGCACGGATCAGTTTGGAAACGGGTATCGCGCCCAACGATTTACTAGCACTAGATAGCAGGATGTTTAAGACTTTATTGCAGGCGATGAAAGACCGAAATAAGGAGATGCGAGATGCCAGTACAGGTAAAAGGCGGCATTGAACTTCGCAAAGCCCTTAGAAAATTTACGCCAGATTTAGCTAAAGATACGCAAAGAGAAATGGCTGTATTGCTTAAACCTATTACAGCTAAGGCTCGTGGCTTTATTCCATCCGAAGCACCGCTATCAGGATGGGGCAAGGTATCGCCTGATGCTAGATGGTACTGGAACGGCCGTGCGGCCAAAAAAGGCGTAGGTTACAAAACAACGCCAAGCAAGGCCAATCGCGAAGGTTTTAGATCATTAGCTCGTATTCAAAATGCATCCATGTCTGGTGCAATTTATGAAACTGCTGGGCGAAAAACCCCGGGCGGCAACTTTAGCCCACGTTTACCAGGTTCATTAACTGGCGATCGCAAGATGAAAGGCCGCGCAATCTTTCGTGCATGGTCAGAGGATAAAGGCAAGACTAATGCGGCTGTTATTAAAGCAATAGAAAACTCACGCGATAAATTTTATGAAGCTGTGGGGCGCAACTAATGGCACAAGAAGCATCGGTAAGAGTAGATTTAGTTGCTGAATTTGTAGGCAGAAAAGCATTTAAAGAAGCTGATACAGCTACTCAAAAACTGACTAAAAGCGTTAAAAAATTAGGTGGGGCTTTAGGTTTAGCCTTTGGTACAGCTGCGGTAGTTAATTTTAGCAAGCAAGCCGTTAAAGCCTTTGCTCAAGATGAAGCGGCGGCCGTTCGATTAACTCGCGCAGTAGAGAATTTAGGCATTGGCTTTGCTAACCCTGCCATCTCTAAATACATCGCAGAGCTAGAACGATCAGCCGCTATTGCCGATGATATTTTGAGGCCAGCCTTTCAGGGGCTATTGACCACTACGGGATCGCTTACAAAGTCACAAGAATTACTAAATAGCGCCATAACAATTAGCCGCGCATCTGGTATTGACTTGGCCACGGTATCCACAGACCTTGCTCGTGGTTATGTTGGTATTACTAAAGGCTTAAAGAAATACAACACAGGGCTAACTACAGCTGAGATAAGTTCTAAGTCATTTGCTGAGGTGCTAGGCGTAATCCTTACTCGATCTGCCGGTGCAGCTGATGATTATCTACAAACCACGCAATACCGCATGGATACCCTGTCTATTGCTACAGGTAATGCATCAGAGATTATTGGCGGCGGCTTAGTTAATGCCTTTGCCCGTATTGGTGGTGGCACAGAAGCAAGCGATGCAGCTAATGCTATTGAGGATATTGCCGAGGCTATAGCCTTTACTACCGAACAAGTCGGTGCGTTATTAGGTGTTATTCCAAACTTAATCGGTGTGCTTAAAGATTTACCTAAAAACGTTTTAGGTGGTGTTGCTGGCTTATCTCCAAACTTACGGCCAGTAACAACACCACCACCTGCAAAACCAAAGCCAACTCCAACAGAGTTAAGCCTATTAAAGCAACAGGAGTTACTAGCTAAGTTAGAGGCAGATGCCTTAAAACGCCAAAAGGCTCTTTTAGCATTACAGAAAAAACAAGGTGATGCAGCTAAGAAGGCTGCTGCTGATAAAGCAAGACTAGATAAAGCCGCTGCAGTTTTTGAATTACAAAAAATACAGATAGCCGCTGCGTTAAAGGGCAAAATAAGCGATGAGGAAAGAACTCGCCTATTACTTATGCAGGCTATTGAGGAAGGCAACGTAGATAAGGCCGAAAAACTAACTAAAAAATTAGAGGAGATTCAAGCAAAAAATGCCAAGATTGCTGCCGATCTTTTAGCAATCGGTGCGGCTAAAGATCCCTTTGCTACATGGGCAGGCAGTTTAACTTCTGCAATCAATGAGCTTAATCGACTAAAGGGCGGCATGTTAATGATTCCAGGAGTTACTTTTAATCCTGGTCAAAACCAAGACCGAAATTATGATTTAGGTAAAGTCGGTCCCGGTGCTGGTGGTGGCGGTGATGTTGTTATTGAAAGCATTTTTGCAGACGATGACACCATTGATGACATTTTAATTAAAGTAGAAAATGTTGCTGCCGATGCCGCTGTTGCTGCAGAGTCCGCTGCTGCATCTGTCGCAGAAACTCAGGCAACTGTAGATACCTTAGCTGCAGCCACTACCAATAGCATGCCTGCGGCTGGTATGAATTTTAACCCGTACCAAAATAGAGATCGCAACTACGATATGGGTGCAACCCAAGCCCCTACTATCATCGTAAATAATACTGGCTCAGTAATTATGCAAGATGAGTTCGTAGATGCTGTAAATAATGCACTTTTAGCAGCTGAACGTACTGGCTACAATCGAACACCAGCAGGGTTTTTAATTACATGACAGTCCCAACGATTAACGCGGTTATCAACTTTTCTACTGGCCCTAGTTTTGCCCAGGCATTTATTATTGGCGAAGGCATACTAGGTACTAACGTATTGGCAGACTCAGCTGCCGTTATTGTGGATGTTAGTAATGTAGTAGATAGCGTAAGCATTAAGCGCGGTCGTAACCCACAAGTAGATGAGTTCCAGACTGGCACAATGACTTTACGCATCGTGGATCAGAACGGCGATTTCAACCCACAAAACCCGAGCAGCCCCTACTTTGGCCTACTTGATCCAATGCGCAAGGTATCTATTTCAGCTACATCGGTAGGCGTTACCTATCCCATGTTCTCAGGGTTTATTACTAGCTACACAACTAGCACCCCGTTAAACGCTAATGATGTTGTATATACGACTATTCAGGCGGTCGATGCCCAGCGATTAGCGCAAAATGCTCAGATCTCTACAGTTACAGGGGCAACTGCTGGCGATCTAAGCGGCACAAGAATTAACCAAATTCTTAATACAATCTCATGGCCAGCATCCATGCGTGATATTGATGCAGGTTTAACCACGATGCAGGCAGACCCCGGTACTGCCCGTACATCCCTAGCCGCATTACAAACTGTTACCAACAGTGAGTATGGCGCGTTTTACGTTGATGCCGCTGGATCGTTCGTATTTCAGGATCGCAGCGTTACTACTGCAAGCATTGGCGATACGCCTACAGTATTTAACGATAACGGCACAGATATTGGCTATGCCAATGCCTTATGGCGGTTAGATGACACCCTTATATTCAACCAGGCTAACGTCACCCGCACAGGTGGCACAGTACAAAGTGCTACTAACGCAGCTAGTGTTGAGAAATATTTTGCCCATACTTACAATATTCAGAATCTATTAATGCAGACCGATGCAGTAGCCCTGGATTATGCCCGTGCCTACGTTGCCAGCCGTGCCGAAACTAGCGTTCGATGCGATGCAATCGAGTTAGACCTATACACAAATAACTACGCCAATGGCATATTAGCTGCGCTTGATCTCGATTTCTTTGACCCAGTAACTATCACTACTAATCAGCCAGGTAGTTCAACGCTAACTAAGACCTTGCAAATATTCGGCGTGGCACATACCGTTACACCAAACAAATGGCGCACCGTATTTACTACACTTGAACCTGTTATTGACGGGTTTATATTAAATTCAACCCAATATGGCGTACTTGATACGTCTGTATTAAGTTACTAAGGAGATAAAAAATGGCTGCTGGACTCGGACTAAAAACGTTCGTTACGGGGGACGTCCTAACTGCTGCAGATACTAATGGCTACTTGATGCAAGGCGTATGGGTGTTTGCAGATGCAACAGCTCGTACAGCTGCAGTAACTAGCCCACAAGAAGGCAATATGAGTTACCTAAAATCAGATGACACCGTATATTCGTATTCGGGGTCAGCTTGGGTAGCTGTAGGCGGCACGTCAAATACAAATTTAGCGCAAGTAGCTACAGGCTCAATGACTGGCACATCGGTAACTATTAGCAGCCTAAGTAGTTATGACACGATCATGTTGTCATTAACAGGCGTTACATGGGGAACAGCTGCAGATAATTTAAGAGTACGCATTAACTCGCTTACATCATCTAGTTACCTAAAAAATGGTTATGCAATCAATACATCTCGAATTGCTATCAACAGCACAGCGACTAGCTTTGCTTTGCAAGATTCAGCCAATCAGGCAAACGCAGATGCTAATAACAAT